CGTTTTCTGATTCTTCGGTTGTCTCTTCTTCGATTTCGTGAGGTGGATTTTCTAGCTCAAAAGCTTTAAGCTTATCAAGTTGCGCTTGAGAATTAGCAACAATCTGATTGTGTGTATCAATTTGATATTGATGAAAATCCTGAGTCATTTCTGGTTCCTCAGATCCGTTTCCGAATACTCGAACGATCGTGTTATCATCTTTGCGTCTGTGTTCATAGTTTGATGTGTTAAATTCTTCCATAGTTTTCTCCTTATTAAGCAATTCCTGGTAACGTTGCAGGCCAATCTTCAATAGTAAACCAGCTTGCTGCTTGATAACTGCGTTCAGCTGTGCCGAATCGTATTAAACCTGCTGTAGTTGATGCCGGCGCGATTTGAAATGCAGATAAAATATTTAACCCGCTTGACATTCTTGATACTACAGCTAGATTTTCTGGTGGCAAAAATCCAGTAAGAAACGGACGTGCTGAAGCAATTAAAACCGCTCCAGCAGCGTTTGTTTCAAGATTAACTGTTCTCAATAACACAACATTTCCCGTTCTACGAACTTGAAGTTGACCTTGGAGAATGTTTCCCTCAGGTGAAAGCGCGGTTATATTGCGCCAACCTGTATCACCTTCGATTACTGACCAACCTGTATTTCCTGTTCCAGATTTTTTAACCCAAGAACTTGCACCATTTGTTATAGCGGTATCAACATATATTGTTCCAACTGGAGCAGAAACAACGCCATTAGGAAAACCAACACCTTGTCGTATTCGGCCATTTAAAAAATTAAGAGTAACAGCATGACCATCAGCAATAGGATCTGTTACGAGTACTTGCCCACCACTTAATCGCTGAACAATAGTATTTCCTGTCGCAACGCCACTTCTATACGGAATAGTTGTTTGCTGCCCACCTGCGCTATTTATGTATACAAGATCATTTCCTACACCCTTAGTAACTTTTGCGTCTAATGCTGTTTGCGTTGCTGTAGAAATTGGTTTTTCTAAATCGCTTGTGTTATTAACTCGTGATAAGCCAATTCTACTTTTAGCTGTTTGGTTTTGATTTAATACATCTGACATCGTTCGAACTTCTATATCTTGAAGAGCTAGCCAGTCGATAAAGTCATTAAATTTAGAAATGCTCCAGTCTTCAGCTTGAGTAGGAGTTTCAACGATACTGTGAAAAGTTAATAGCGCCCATTCTTTATTCGCAATTGCTCGAAGAATAGTATTTTTTACATCTTCAAGAGCTGTACCAGAAACAACATACTTATTTTTAAGCACATATGGATTAACCATTTTTGTATATTCAGGATATGAAATTATTGAACGTGCCGTTTCAAAATACTTTTTAACGATAGGAATGACTTTATTGTAATCATAATTACCGTGTGGATATGCAAAATTATCCGCACCTTTAGCGAAACCGTTATCAAGCAACCATTCTTTATTAGTACGAAGTTGATAATCAATCTGATCTGCAGATACGTCGTCAGAAAGTCTTAAGTGTTGATGTGAATGCGCAGATACGTCCCAGCCACTTTGATCTTGCATTTGTGTGAGTTGCGCAAGAGAAATAGTAGTCGCTTGACCTACGGTAGAAGAATTAACGTAAACAACTCCAGGCATTCCATATTCGTCCATTTTTGGCCGCGCAGTTGTATACTGTGAAAGCCTAGCATCGTCAAATGTTAATGTCGCAACTGCTTTTTTAGGCGCGTCCATATATCCAATGAGACCAATTTTAACTGTAAGAGGTGCGCCTGAATCAAGAGCTCTAAATTGTACACTGTTAATTTTAGATCGATCTGGATTTCCAGTTATTGTCGCAATATCAAGTGAGATCGCAAGTGGAATCCACGCTCCAGCTTTAATTTGATTAGTTCCAGCGGTTATATATGTCGCAAAGTTATTAGCAACAAGATTATCAGATGAAAAGAAAATACCTATATTAGCTAAGCTTGAAATATCGTCTATTTTTATCGCAATTACAGGAATCTTATTTGTTAAATCAAGAGTTGGAATGGTTTTACGCGTATTAACTGCGCCAGCTCCACCACCCCCAGAAGTTGTTACTGAAAGACATTGACCGTTTTTATATCCATCAGAAGTATCATCTGTTTGCGTTCCTGCAGTAGTCGATTTAGTGAATCCATGACCCACAGAAAAAATACTAATGGGTTTAATAATTGGATCTTTATGATCGTCATTTGGATCACCTTTTTCACCTTTATCACCCTTAATACCCTGGTCACCTTTATCGCCTTTATCGCCTTTTTCACCCTGGTTTCCTTGGTCACCTTTTAATCCAGTATCACCTTTAATGCCTTGGTCACCTTTATCGCCTTTGTCACCTTTGTCACCTTTTTCACCGACGTCACCTTTATCACCTTTTTCACCAAAAATAACAGAAAGCTCTGCGCTAAATTCCTCAGGAGTAACTTGCTTAAATTCATAGATAAATACTGACATATTAGCTCCTCGTCACATCTGCTACTAAAGTTATTGACTGTTTGCGGATTGAAGTGACTCGATTATTTTCATTTTTAAATTGAACATCAAAATAAAGTTCACCAGGTGATAAATCATTTGTGTCTTCAGGAAGAACCTCAAAACGAAGTTCCAAACCATCTTCACTCACGGTACCTGGTTTAGAGAAAAGCGTATATCGCTCATCGAGTGGATCAGCAGATCGCGAAAACGTTAAAATATAATCTTGCCCGAGTAATGATACTTCAGACTTAAAAATAAACGTATGTGAGTCTCCTCTAATTGCTTCTGCTTTCATTATACGGGTTTCCTTACATTAAAGCCTGCGACTTTTACTGGTGCATTTGGATCGATTGCAGGATCGACAACTGGTTCATCATCAAGATTTGGATCAGCGTCATCGTCGCCATCGCCTTCACCATCATCGCTGAAATCTTGCTCGTCAATTTTCTTTTTAACTTCTTCCCAATCAAGATCGTAGAGCTCACAGATTTGTTGCAGCACAGTATCGTCATCAAGTTTAGGCGCAGCGGCAAGAATCGTCTCAAGGAGAATCTGCTTAGTTTCTGCTTCGGTTTTTGCATTATCCACGAGGTCTTTTTCGTTGACCATTGTTTCACGTACAAATTCGAATTCAACTTCTTCGGGCTTGTATGCTTTTTTGTAGCGGCGGTTAATGTCAGCAACAACCATTTCATTGATCCATTTAAGCAAGACGCGAAGACGCACCTCTGCTTTATTAGCTTTCATGTTAAGCAGCGCGTAGCGAGACTTAATCACAATATTCGTAATGTTGCCATCACCAACTTGTGCGCTGTCAAATGCCATGCCAAATTTATAGATGTTTTCTTTATCAATTTCCATCTTAGTCTTGCGACCTTCGACTGGAATGTCGATTGTCTTGACATCAACTCCACCATCTTCGCCAGTAGCAACAGTCTTTTTCGCCTTAAGGTTTGTGCGAAGTTTGTCTAAGCTATCACCCATAAATCCGCGAACAACGTAAATCGCTTCTGAGAAGTCTTGAAGATTATTGCTAAGATACGCGTTCATAATATCGTAGTCGTCGATCAATGCCTGAATTGGCTCAAGATCTGTTTTAAGATATTTGTTGTTTTCCAAACGTGCAAAAGGCAAACGCTGATAATCGCGACCAGCAATCTCACCTTTTTCGTTCTTACCTAGAACGTGTGGACGTGGATTAACTCCACCATGCTCAGCTGCATTATCGAGTTCGAATGCGCCTTGGTCTTCAGCTGTGAAGAACCAAACTTGCTTTTCATTCCACACTTCAGCGCGGTGCAGCACGATTTCCTTCTTGCCTTTTGTGATCTTCTCATCATAGTATCGAACGAGTCGCTGCGGAACGTTCAGATCGTCATATACGTAAAATACACCTAGGCTGTCAGCAACTTGGAATGTGATTTTGTCTTCTTCAGTAGTTCGAACGAATGCGTACTCTTGACCCTTTTGGCTCGAGCCCTCAAGCATTTCTTGAATGAACAGTTGAAATTCTTCGTCGTAGTATTCTTCGAGATATTCCTTGAAAGTGTCATCTTCATTCGTGACATTTATTTCCATAGGAATTGAAAGCAAATACTGAACTTTCTGATCCACAATTTCAGTAAAGAACTGGTGAGGAATCTTGACGTTTGATGCGTATTTATCTTCAACCAATTCTTCTTGGTCGTTCATATAAAAAATGCGATTCCTTAGAATCTCATGGTCGCCTGTGTAGTATTGAACTCCTCTAAGCGCCTGCTTCTTGCTCGGTGATTCACGGTCTGTTGAAATAGCGCCTTTAAGAGCGCCGGCAAGTTTCGCTATATCATCGCTTAAAAGTAAGTCTCTTTCCATGCTTTTAATTGTACAGCATTATATCAGCCATTTGGACTTTGTAAGATATTCTTCTAATGCATACCTTACGGCGTCAATTGAGTGGTTGTCTTTATCAGGGTATTCACCTTTAAGATTTCCGCTTCTATCCATCTCAACTTCATAGCCTGTAAACTCTCGAGCAGTATTCGGGCAACGCTCATTGTCGATAATAATCTCGTCAAGATCAGCAAGCCAATCGATACCATGCTCGACAGAGCCGGGACCTTTTTTCGCCCCCTTGATTCGAAGATTTGCTTGATTCAATTCGTTAATCGTTCGAGGCTCAGCGCTATCAGCGATCACCCACTTATTCATAACGTTTATTTTGCGTATCTTTGCGATAAGTGCAGTATTACCTAATTTGACCTGGTGAATCTCACCGAAAATGTAAAGACGCTTGCGCGTGCTATCGAAATGCAGTTTTGTGTAGTGCAATGGGTGTCCAGCAAAACCGAAGTCGAGCCCGTGGCGAACATTATCAAACATTCTGAGCTCATCATTCGTGATCCTTCGAAGTGTAACGTTTGTAAATACTTCTGTTCCTGTCCCTGTAACTGTCCCTAAGTATTCATGATTATAACGATCTGGCTTCGTCGCTTTGAGGTGTTCAGCATCACGGATAAAGTCTGGACCAAGCCATTCTTTTGGAACGCTGAGATAATCGCTCGAGTGAATATAGGTATCGTCGCGAAGTGCTTGAGTATCAACTTCTGTGTTTACCCAGTTTCCCTGAGAGCGTGGTGGGTTGTATGAATAAATAACGACTGTGTGCAAACCACCACGAACGAGCGACTGATTGATCGATCGTATATCTTCCATGTTGCCGAATTCGTCAACCTCTTCATAGTGAATGAATTTAGGGTAGCCAACTTTGAACTTCGCAGACTTAATCTTTTTTGGTGTATCGGCTCCACGGAAACGAATCTGCTGCCCTGTTTGCTTGTACGTGAGGCGCATAGGCGAAACGCTTGCTTTCCACAAATGATCCACACCTAATGCGGCAATCGCCCATTGGTATTGTTCGAATACTGACTCACGAAGTGTGTCTCCGACTTTACGAAGAATAATCCCGTTTGCAAGCGGATCATCCATAATGCCGCGAACAATTTCAATTGAGGCAAAACTCGACTTAGTAGAACCACGACCGCCTTTAAGCCAAAAGTGAGAAAGTACTCCGTCTTTAATCGCATGGTGAACTTCGTAAAAGCTCGGTGCAATGAGACTAGTTAAGGAGATCGTCGGAGTCGGCTGCATCTATGACAGTTCCTTCAATTGGATTACGTTTTGCGATTGCCGTTCTTGGGATATCATCAACAATTGTGACGTTACCGATTGCGATAAGTGGATCCTCAGTGATTCGGCGTTTCAGCTTGTTGTATTCCCTGATTCCTTGAATCTTCGCACCGAAATCAGCGTTCTGTGTAATCACGAAAGCAAGCTGTTTGTCGACAAATTCGTCGTTCAAATTGCCGAGCTCCATAATCTCGTTTATTCTAGCTAAAACCCTAACATTACGCAATAATCGCGATGCAGCAGAACCTGCGACGTTATAAGCGTTCTTTTTCGTCATGTCGAAGTCATATGCTTCGATGTATGATTCCACGCCATTTCCAAAAAACTCTCGATCT